TTCCCTCGGCTTCGCGCCCGGCTTTTGCGTATAATTCGGAAATCGAGACTTGCGCCCTCAATGGGCGCATAGTCGGCGAGGAGGAAAGAAAATGTCCGTACCAAAATCGAGACGCGGCGAAAGCCCGGCGGAGTATATCAACCTCGCCCGCGAGATTTATGTATTCACATACAACCGCGTCCGCATCCTGCCGAAAAGCTACACCTTTTATTTTTCCTTGCCGCTCTACAACGCGGTGCGAGAGGCTTATCGCATGATAAAGACGGCAAACCTCATTTACGTTGACGAGAAAGCGCCCGAGGAGATACGCCGCCGGAACATCCAACGGCGGAAAGAGTATTACGAGACGGCACAGGGCTATTATAACTCGATGCTCGACGTACTCGACCTCGCGTATCTGACCGTCAACCATGAGAAGATACCGCCGAACGTCCTCAAAGAGTGGGTAAAGCTCATTACGGACGAGCTCTCGCAAATCTCTAAAATCAAACGGAGCGATAAGGCGCGAGCTTAATCCTCCGCGTGATTAGGTTATATTCCGTATCGCCGCTAATTGGTGGCTCCGTTCTCCGAATGCGAGCAACTCCAACAATTTCGTGAATGTGAACACCGACGGGACAGTCAACAACAACAACGCGAACTATTCCCTCGGCTTCGCGCCCGGATTTTATATCGACACGGGGCAGACCGAATAACTCCTCACGGAGCGAAAGCAGTCCCCATATAAAAGGGGAATATAACCTCTCTGACGGCCTCGCGCCGTCGGACAAACATATACCGCGATACGGTTAGCCGGACGCTCCTTGCATGGGTGCGGAGTGCGTGTTTTCCGTGCTTTCATGGCTCGCCGTTACGCATTTTAGACAACACGCCGAGAAAGAAATGTACGAGGTATTTTTATTTTATGAACAGCGCAGAACGACGCGAGGCACGGTATCAGCGTCGCAAGGCCGCACGAATGAAAAAGAAAGCCGCCGCGCTCCGGGAGTACGGAGATTTCGAGACGGTTTTCTCATTCGAGCGGCTCTATGAGAGCTACCGCGCCTCCGTCCGTGGCGTTGGGTGGAAAGCGAGCACACAGCGATACAAAGCCGCCTCGCTCGCCAACGTCACAAAGACACACGAGGAATTGATAGCCGGGAGATACCGCTCCAAGGGCTTTTACGAGTTCGATATTGTGGAGCGGGGAAAGCCGAGGCATATTCGGAGCGTCCATATCTCCGAGCGCGTCGTACAACGGTGCTTGTGCGATTACTGCCTCGTGCCGATGCTCTCCCGGTCATTCATTTACGACAACGGAGCGAGCTTGCGCGGCAAAGGGTACGATTTCGCCGTATCCCGGGTGACGCACTTTCTCGCGGAGCATTACAGAAAACACGGACGGGAGGGCTACGTCCTCGTATTCGATTTTTCAAAGTATTTCGATACGGCACAGCATGAGCCCGTTTTTCGAGAGTTCGAGCGGAGCGGCATCGACGACCGCCTCGTCGCGCTCTCGAAATATTTTATTCAGAACTTCGGCGACGTGGGGCTCGGCCTCGGGAGCCAAGTCTCACAGATTGCCGCGCTCGCCCTGCCGAACAGGATAGACCACTATATCAAGGACGTGCTCGGCATGAAGTATTACGCTCGCTATATGGACGACGGGTGTATCATCAGCGAGTCAAAGGCAGAGCTCGAGATTTGCCTCCGGGAGCTCCGGCGGCTATGCGCCGAGCACGGTATCCGCCTCAATCCGAAAAAGACGCAGATTATCAAGCTCACGCGCGGCTTTACATTCGTCAAGGTGCGCTTTCGATATGGCGCAAACGGAAAAGTCGTCCGCCGGGCAACGTACAAGGGTATCCGGCACATGAGGGCAAAGCTACGCATTTTCCGGCGTTGGGTGGACTCCGGCAGAATGACGGCGGCGGACGTGGAAACGTCCCTCGTATCATGGCGGGGACACATGAAAAGATTTCACTCGTACCACATGGAGCAGAGCGTCGAGCGGCTCTATCGTGAATTATTCAAGGGAGGGTAAGCTATGGAATATGTCGTTTATCGGCGCTTTAAGGCCGAGGGCATCGACGGAGCCTTTAACCTCCGATACGGGACGACCGTAACGGAGCGGGACGGCTTTCTCTTTGCCGCTGACGGGCGGAAGATTTGCGCCGCAACGTCTGAAAACGGATGGGAGCATTTCAGACCAAACACGCCGGAGGGCGCGTATCGTCAAAAGATGCTCGACGGCCTCTATCACTATTACGGCAAGCACGAGGGCGCGTCGGACTTCGACCCGGAGAAATGGGCGGGGGCGGAAAATCTGTATTGGAAAAACCTCCTCCGCACGATGAACACGCAGGAACTCGAGGAGTTTTATAAAAAGCGGCTCGGAGAGCTGCCGAAAATGGAGGGATAACGTATGTATGCTATCAAAAGCGGCGGAAAGGTCGTCGGCTACTCCGATACCGTTGTCTATGTCCGCCTACACGAAAACGGGTGCTATGTCCCGTGCGACGAGGCGGAGGCCGGGGGCTTTTGCATCAAGACGGCAATCGACCGCAAGGACGAGGAAACGGGCGAGACGACGACATATCTCGAGGACTTCGTTTACGCTTTCGCTGACGGCGGGCTCCTCGGTATCGAGCCGGTCGGCTCCGTGGAAAATGTGAGCGGTACGCTCATGCTCGCCGAGAACGATAAAGTTCTCGATATTCTGTTAGGGGGTGCGGCGGAATGATTACCGTTGAAAAGGCGAAAAAGCTCCGGGCAATCATCGAGCGGGCAGTCGCCGCGCTCGAGCTCGACAACGAGGCCGCGCTTGAGTGCGTCGAGCTTTTCCCGGCATGGGAGAACGGCAAGGCGTACACCGTCGAGACAAGAGTACAATACGGCGGAAAGCTCTATCGGTGCGTACAAGCGCACACGTCGCAAAGCGACTGGACTCCGCCGGTCGCCGCCTCTCTTTGGAGCGGCGTAACGGTAGACCCGGAAACCGGCTATGACGAATGGAAGCAGCCGACCGGCGCTCACGACGCATACAAAAAGGGCGACCGCGTTCTCTTTAACGGCTCCGTGTATGAGAGCCTTATCGACGGAAACGCATACTCCCCGACGGCGTACCCGGCGGGGTGGAAGCTCATCGAATGAGCGCGGCGGTCTACACGGTCGAGCTCGACGGAAAAATCATAGCGCGGCGGGAGTCTCTCTTGTGGGTGAGGCTTGACGCTCCCGGCCTCTATGTCGTATGTACGGAGGCGGAGGGCGAGGGCGTTATCGTTGACGGGGAGATTTACCACGTTCGGGGGTGTCCCGTATTGCCGGGAAAGCAGACCGTTAAACTCGATTATTACGAATTATAACGGAGGTTAAAAATGGACTATGTAGGAGCGATTATCGGAGTCCTCGGGACTATCCTCGGCGGCGTGTTAAGCTATGCCGCTTTTCATAGGAACTCGAAAAAGGACAGCGAGGAGGAGGGCAAGTCCTCCGGCACGATGCTAACCGAAATCGGGTACATTAAAGGCGGCATCGACCGTATCGAGCGCAAGCAGGACGCACAGGACGCGCGCTATATCGGCATGGCGGAGCGTATGTCGGCGGTGGAGAGCTCGGCAAAGTCGGCGCATCATCGTATCGACAGGCTCGAGGGGCGCGAGGTGCGGGAGGACGGATAATGTCCGCCCGCAAAGGCGCGGCGCGGCGGCGGAAGTTCAAAAAATGGGCGCTCGAGGTATGGAGCTTTGCAAAGGGGTATCTCTCCTTTTCAAAGCTCCTCGTTTATGCCGTCCTCTATATCGACTACAAATCGACCATGACGACGCTCGACCTCTGCCGGATTTCCGTAGCCAACAACTACACCGGCTCGCTCCCGTATTTGACCGCCCTTATCGCCTTTTTACAGGCCGCGACCGCTACCGTGCTCTCGTTCTCGCTCAATAAGAGCAAGGCCGAGAACACGACCGGCGGAATTACATACGACACGGCAACAAAACGAGATTGCTAAAGGAGGTAGCAAAATGAAAGAAATCATCGTAAAGCGGCTCGGCGCTCTCTTGAGCGTAAAGAGCCTCGTCACGCTCTTGCTCTCCGGGGTATTCGCGTACCTCGCCATTACCGGGCAGACGAGCCAAGAGTTTATGACGGTCTACACGGTCGTTATCGCGTTCTATTTCGGAACGCAGACGCAGAAAATCAGCGACGCGGTAGACAAGACTCTCAAGGGGGAATAATTTATGCTGACGGTGGAGAAGCGGATTATTTCCCGGAACTTCACGCGCGCCGGAGCGGGACGGAAAATCGAGTATATCGTTATCCACTATTTCGGCTCACTCGGCACGGCGGCGGCGGTGGCGAACTACTTCGCCGGAGCCGATAGGCAAGCCTCGGCGCATTACTGTTTAGACGAGGGGAATATCGTTTATCAGTGCGTCGAGGACAATAATATCGCGTGGCATTGTGGCACGTCCGGCGGATACGTTCATCCGAGATGCAGGAACGCGAACAGCATCGGGATTGAAGTACGCCCGTATAAGATCGATAAGACGACCGCCGGGAGCGCGGCGGCTCGGGATTGGTATTTCACCGAAAAGACCGTCGATAATCTCGTAGAGTTTACGCGGGCTCTCATGGAGAAATACAATATCCCCGCCGAGAACGTTGTCCGGCATTACGACGTTACGGGGAAATGGTGTCCGCGCCCGTGGATGGGCGACGACATGAACGCCTATTACGGCACGAGCGGAAATGAACAATGGGCGAGATTTAAGGCTCGCCTCTCTGAAAACGAGGAGGTTTTCGACATGGATATTAACGAGGCAAGAAAGCAACTGACCTCTTGCGCCGATACCGGAGACACGCCCTCCGCATGGGCGAGAGAGGCGGCGGAATACTGCAAGCGCAAGGGTATTTTCAACGGCGACGGAGCCGGAAATTTCGGATGGCAACAGCCGATTACCCGCGAGGCCGTCGCTTGCATCATCTACCGCGCACTCGAGGCGGCGGGCGCTCTCGGCAATCTTTCCGACGTATAATCGTGCAGAAAAAGCGGGCGGGGCTCTATGGCCTCGCCCGCTTTTTTGTTACGCTTTTAGTGCTTTACGTGCGTTATTTCTCCTTTAATGCACGTATATAGCTTTTTTGTCCCGATTGCCGCATACTTGAACATGAGATAAAGGCCGTAGAACAGGCCGTAAAGCATCCATCCGCAAGCCAACACGGAATACCAACAGAAATAGAAACAGCCGACGAGCACCAAAACGAAAAGGAAATACCAACAATTACGCCGAGTCAGCCGGAGGCCGACTCCGAGCCGAAAGCCGCTCATTGACTTTAGGCGCTTCGAGAAGCTGACAAACATAGCTCACCGCCTCCCGCTTTTCGCTTTCAGATACGGCACGAGCCCCCATGCGACCAGCGCGCCGCCGATAACGAGCCCGCACACGAAAGAGGAGATATTCCCTTGTACGGCGAGCGAGACGGCGGCGAACAGGAACAGAACACCGACGACAATCTTTACGAGCATAGCGGCCTTTGACTGCCGCATACCTGTAACGCGCTCGCGCTCGTCTGCCTCTGCCTTGCGCTCCTCCGCCTTGCGAGCTTTTTCTCTATCCGCCTGCTCGGACTTCTGTTTATCTACACAACGCTTGCAGACATAGCGGCGGGACTCGGGATAATAAGCGCCTCCCTCGTTCGCGTCGAACTGCCTCCCGCACTTCACGCAAGTAACAATATGCTTTTTCATGGTATGAGTAACTCCCTCCTATTTTTTCGGTCTGCTGACCTTTAACACAATTATGCGTTGCGTATGTGCTAAAGTCAAGAAAAATGCAGAACATTAACACACGGGAGGCGAGAGCTTGCGGATATATGATTTTGAGGGAAAGAAGAATATAAGCGGCGAGCGCATCCGCGAGGCACGGCTAAAGCTCCGGCTCTCACAAAGCGACCTCGCGGCGCGGGTGCAGGTCGAGGGCGTAACAATGGAGCGGGACTCGATAAGCCGTATCGAAATCGGAACGCGGTTTATCCCCGATTATGAGATACCCGTCTTTGCCCGCGTCCTCGGCGTGTCCGCCCTTTGGCTCCTCGGAATAGAGTAAATCCCCGGCTCCGTGCCGGGGATATTTTTTGCACTTTTTTCTAAATAACGCTTGACATACTGCAAGCAGTATGATATTATAATAGACAGAAAGGAGGTAAACGCATTGAGCAAGCGAAAAAAGAAACGCGGCAACAAGGCAGAGCCGGACAGCTACTTAAACCTTGTTACCGCAATCCTAAATCTCGTGATTGCTATTCTACTGCTGATAGAAAAGCTCACCGAGTAAAGGGCAGGGGGAGAAATCCCCCTTGCCCTCCAAGGATAACACGAAATGCGCTCAATGTCAAACGACCATGACAACGGTTATCTATGTTTTGTGCGGGGTAAGCATTACCCTATCCGCAATCTCTATTTTCATCAACGCCAAAAGGAGGCGGCAGAATGGCAGAGGAAAAAAGAAAGACTAAGACCTCGACGGCGGTAAAGACTCGATATAATGAAAAGGTCTACGACGTTATTTCGGCGCGAGTCCCGAAAGAGCTCGCGGCGGCTTTCCGCGAGAAATGCACAGCCGAGGGCATACCGCAAGCACAGATTATCAAAAAGGCGATAGAGGACTTTCTATCGCGGTAACGAGAGGGCGGGACTTTCCCGCCCTTTTTTCATATCTCGAGGGAGGGCGCGCTATGGGAGAGCGGACGTATAAACAACTTAATTGGACGAGCCGTATCAAGCTCGAGACGATGCTCAAGCATGGACACTCGAAAAAAGAAATCGCCGAGGAGCTGGGCGTACATATCAGCACCGTTTACCGCGAGCTCAAGCGCGGGACGTATGAGCATCTAAACTCCGATTACACGACCGAGGAACGGTATAGCCCGGAAAAGGCCGAGGCGCGCTATCAAGAGGGGCTCGCCGCGAAAGGTGCTCCGCTCAAGATTGGGAAAAATCACGCCGCCGCGCAGTTTATCGAGGACAAAATCGGAAATGAGGACTATTCCCCGGCGGCGGTGTGCGCTCTACTCAAGCAGGAAAAATATAAACACTTCGGAATAACCTTTTGCCGTGCGACGATTTACAAGTACGTCGAGGACGGCGTTTTCCTCACGCTCACAAATCAAGACCTCCCGGAAAAGGGCGACCGCAAAAAGAAGCATAGAACAATCCGCAAGAAACAGGCTCGGGCATCCAGCGGCACGAGTATAGAGCAGAGGCCGGAGTATATCAACGAGCGGCAGGAGCCGGGACATTGGGAAATGGATACCGTCGTCGGGAAGAAACGGACGAAAGCCCGCCTCCTCGTCCTCTCCGAGCGCGTTACGCGGCGGGAAATCATTATCCGCATTAAGGACGGGCGCGCCGAGACGGTCGTCGCGGCATTAGACCGCCTCGAGCGCCTTTACGGTGCGGCGTTCTATCGGATATTCAAAACGATAACCGTAGACAATGGCTCCGAGTTCGCGGATGCTGACGGCATCGAGCGGAGCGCCCGCCGCAAGGATGCAAAGCGGACGACGGTCTATTACTGCCATGCGTATAGCTCTTGTGAGCGCGGCACGAACGAGAATATTAACCGCATGATACGGCGGCAGTTCCCGAAAGGGACGGACTTCGACAAGGTGACGGCGGCGGAGGTTAAGCGCGTCGAGACGTGGCTCAATGATTACCCGAGAGAAATACTCGGCTTTATGTCCTCGGCGGAGGCTTTCAAGATAGCATTTGACAGGGCGGCGTGAACGCTCAAAAATTTATTCTATCTTTTTCGCACAAAATACTTGACATCTGCG